AGTGGTTCTGTAAACGTAGTTTTGTCCACCAGCCCCGTAAGCGGTTTGCCTTGCGTTGACTGTAAACGCAGCAGAATCAGTTCCTGATGTGGTAGAGATCGCCCAAGCATTGCCCTGCATAGAAACGCCGTTGCCCCACGCACTCGGCGTAACGCCCAAACCAAGGTTGCCTGCGTTATCAAGCCGCATTTTTTCTGCCAGTGTTCCAGCGTTCCTCGTGGCAACCGCAAAGAATGAACTAGCATTCGCATTATCAGAAAAATCACCTACCTTCCCAAACCGCAGATAGCCCGCAGAACGGTTTGCTGCCACATCGTTCTGATAAAACTCACCTTGAAAATCAACGCGCTCATCCGTACTGGATGCTGCGTAAAACGTGTTGGCTATGTTGATTACTGGGCCGTTTCCATTCTGCGAACTTGAGACATGAAGCAGCGACCCCGGCGAACTCGTACCAATTCCCACATTACCTACAGCATCTTTCACGATCTGGCCATTGCCGATCGTCAGCACATCGCTTGCGCCGTTGATGTTCGCTACGTTGATCGACGCGCTGTCCTGATACGCCATAGAACCGAGATACTGGTTCAGCGGAATCTGGTTTGCTGCCGTGCCAACGTCGTACTGCGAGGCCACCAAGTACTGGGTGCTGCCAACCGTCTCGCTGATTGTGCCGGCGACTGTCAGTCTGGATGAGTTCGTGTTGGTGGTGGTGCCGATTAGCGTGTTGCCTGCGCTGTCGATACGCATGCGTTCGGTGGTGTTGGTTGTACCTGTGCCTGACCTATTTGCGTTGCTAAATATCAGCGCTCCACCGTCAGATGACAAAACTTGGAAAGGTCTTGTAGTCTCGGCTTGGTCTTCAAGCAACAATGTAGCCGCAGTGTCACCTGCAATACGGAATGAATCTGTTCCTGTATCAGCAGCAAATCCACTCCCTGTTGGGGCTGACGTATATCCCAACAATAACCGCCCACTCGCATCCAGCGTCATCGCCTGAGTGAAGGTGATCGGATCGCCAGCGTTTGTTCCTATAGCAGAGATCGTCCAGCGATGTTCGCCTGATCCTGTATTCTGTTGATATTGGGTAGCTCGGAGACCTGCACGAGCGTAGAACGATCCAGCATTCGTAGTGTAGACATTATTATTTAGATTTATCGCACCGCCACCCGCAGCTAATCCTGATCCTAGCTGGCTGATTTCAAATGCACGGGTGTTTGTACCAATCGCAGTCGTTCCCCACGCACTCGGCGTAACGCCCAAGCCGAGGTTGCCTGCGCTGTCGAGGCGCATACGTTCTGCGTTAGATGTAAACCACGCTTGAAAGCCTGATTCAAGCAAGTTATAGGTTAAATCATTACCAACCATATACATCTGAAAACCATCAGAAGTAGTATCTCCTGTGGTTGAATTTCTTAAAGTCATTCTTGGAAAATCGGAAGCATAAATTGCTAAACCCGTGCCATTGCTGCCAGCATTTGCCGTCGAATTAAGACGCATATTTCCGTTACTGGTTAGATAAACCCGTTGGGCTCCTGCGGTACTAATTGCAAGCTCATCCGCAGCGGGGAAGAAGATGCCGGTGTTGGTATCGTTTATGTTGCTAATTGAGGGTGTGCCTACCGCACCATTAGCAAATTGTGATTGACCTGCAAAGAAGTTCGCCGCCGTTCCATTTGCGTAGATGTTCCACTTGTTCGTGCCAGAGGAAACGCTCGAAAAAATGCCGTAGTTGTTTGTGCCTTGGGTTTGGTCGGCAATAGAAACGCCGATTTGGTTGGTAATTGTGCTTCCAGCACCTTTGGTTACGTTAATTGCGGAAAAGCCAACGACGTTTGCTATTGTGAAAGCACTTGCCTCTGTTGATAATCCTTGTGTGCTGTATGCGAAAAATCCTGAAGTTGCGTTTGATGTAATTGTCCTAGCAACACGAACGCCATAGGGGTCAGTCGATACGCTGTCGGTATTACCAGCAATATAAATTCCTATCTTCGACTGCGCTGCTGCGCCTACCCCAAGTGTGCCGCTTACCTGCACGGTGTCGGTCGAAGCATTGCCAAGGGTGGTGTTGCCATCAACGGTTAAAGCGCCGGTCGTAGCAAGCGTTGATCCGTCAAACGTCAGTGCGCTGCCCGTAGCCAAAGCACTGGTGGACGATGCGTACACCACGCCATTAGCAGTGAACGAAGTCAGGTTGGTGCCGCCGTTGGCTGTTGGCAGAGTGCCTGATACGTGCGTTGTTAAGCCGATTTTGCCGTAGCTTGGAGCCACGCCCACACCGCCTGAGATCAGCGCGTTGCCTGTGGCCACGTCGGCCAACTTTGACAAAGCGGTCGTTGTGCTGGCAAAAAGCAAATCGCCGACTGCATAGGACGCTTGGCCCGTGCCGCCATTGGTAGCTGGCAGGGTGCCCGTCACATGCGTTGTCAGGCCGATCTTGCCATAGCTTGGCGCTACACCTACGCCACCGGAGATCAGCGCGTTGCCTGTGGCAACATCAGCCAGCTTGGCCAAAGCGGTGGTAGTAGCTGCGTAAAGAAGATCGCCTACCGCATAAGATGCAAAGCCTGTGCCGCCCGATGTGGCAGGCAGTGTAGGTATGGCGGTAAGCGCCGTACCGGAAGAGTTGACGACCACGATCTCATCGGCATTGCCGGTCAGCGTCGGCATCTTGTCAAAGCCGGCTGCGATCGAGTCAAGCTCCGCACGCATGCTGGCCGACGTAGCGGCAGAACCCGTCGTTGGGAAACTCCCGTGGTTGTAAAAATTGTTTGACATTATCGCAATCCTCTACGGGTGGTGTAGTGCAATATCACGCTATTGATAGTAAAAGGCTGGTAGTAGGGAGAGTCAGATGAGATACGAAGCAAAATGTTTTGCCCAGTACCCTTGATCTCTACGTCTGTCGGTGACAGTGTTTTGCCGTCCCATACAAACAAATCCCAAAAAACCGAATCCCAATAACTCGCTGCAAAATTGTTTTCGTAAGCAACGTTTGCCGATTGGCCAATGTACACGCTCGAATAGCCGAGGTCATAAGCAAACTGAAATTCGCAGTATCCGTTACCGGTTATCTCGAAAGAACCGCGACGATAGCGTTTCAATAGACGCGGCGTGTTCTCTGAATTGTAGTTCAGCTCCATGGCAGCGTTGATACTTTCCCCGTCGAATGACGTACCCACATCAAGTGCGTAAACAAAACCGTTGTTTGAACCGAAAAACATTGTTTCGTTAGTAAACGAATCCTGTGATTCGCAAGCACAAGTAACCGCGTTTGGAAAACGTACAGGCATCGCACCCAACATTTGACCGTTGGCGATCGTTACATACAAGCCGTAACCGTCTGAAAAAAATATACGGTACTGCGCTTTTTCCCGGTTCAAACCACTGGCAGTCAAAAGGTTGCGCCGGACTTGCGTAAAAGGGCGGATGTTCAACGTCACAGCAGCGGTGTCGAAATTACCGTAGCTGAGAGTCGCCTGCAAAGTGATCACGCCGCGATTATCAAACGTATAGGTCTGACCTAAGTTCTGACCGCTGTAAGACTTGGCACCAGCGCCAGTGTTGTAAGGAACAAGATTCCAGTTCGACGAATCTGTGCCGTACAACACGTAGGTGAAATTGTCTGAGTAGATTGCCATCGCACCCGTTGACTGGTCACCGGGCTGAATCACAAAAGCTGTTACATCTTCAGGCTGGACTATCTCACCTGCGCCCAGAAGAGGCGACCACTGGTAAGGTTCGCCAAGGGCTGAGAACTGGACCGAAGTGCCGAAAGAAAAAAACAAGTGCTGTTTATGAAAAGCAACATGGTTCGGCGTATCAACCGCCATGCCCGTGCTAATCGGCACGTAAACCGTACCGTCAAATTCAAAACCTCGATTGACGTTGTCGCAACCGTAAGACTTGAGCTGCGGATTAGCACCACCAAAATTGCCAAGTACGATTTCGACTCGGCCATTAGGTGCCAGCGTAATAGCCGTCTGTGCTGCTACAACGGTTGCTTTATTGGCAGCAAGCACGGTCAGCGTTTCGCCTGCCGTGAAGTTGCCTGTCGCGCTGGCAAAGATCAAACGACCGGCAGCCGTTCCCGCACCCCAGCTTCCGGTCTCAAGCACAACCCTTGTTACCGTAGCAGTTCTGCCGCTGGTAGCGCCCGTAATCACATCACCGTCAAATATTTCAGCCGTGCCGGTGTTAAACGACATCTCAAAACCAAGAGGCACGCTGACCCAGCCAGCGGCACTGGAGCCGTAAATTGCCATCGCGGTTCCGCCGACATTGTTACGCCATGCGTAAACAGTGCCGCCCAACTCAAGCACGCCTCGTATCGGACCGCTGCCGGGGACGGCAGTAATCGAAGCCCGATAAACGTCAGCCGAAAGGCCGAGGTATTGCGCTTCCTGACTTGCTGTGAGGCTGCCGGTTGCCGTTATCGACGCAACCGTCCCTTGTGAGACAGTGGCCACCTCAACGTCTTCGCCGATAAGAAAAGCGCCTGTTGCTTGTGTGTAGTAAATGTCCGACCCGTTTACAGCAATCACCGTACCGGACTCACCTGAAGTCCCGCCAACGATGGAGTCGCCGACAGCGATCGTGCCGGTCAAGGTAACCGTTAAAGCGGAATAGGTTGCTGAAGAAGGAGACTGCCGGCCATCATAACGCTCGTATCCTTGGATGCGCGTATAGCCGCCGGTGATTGACGCCTCGAAGTTATAAGCATCACGCGCAACGCCGGCAGGTAATGCCAACGTCGGGGTGATGAGATCGAGTCCGCCCTTCAGGTAGACCAGATCGTAATTTACTTGAGGCGCTGGCATCGGCATGGCTGCCTCTCCTTACGCCAAAGGCGGTCCGCTGACTGTTGTTGGGAGCTGATCGATGTCAATGCGCGAAGAGAGGCGTTTGTATTCAAACTCACCGCGAGACATGACTTCAGGGGCAGCTTCATAGCCAGCGTAATACATCATTGCCCGGTAAACGATGACCATGTGAAAACGGCTTGGTATAGCTGGCACATCAGCGTCAACTAAAAGCTCAAGCGGCTGAGTGTAATACTCGCCAGTGATCACATAGGGAATGTCGGGTATTGCACCAAAGCCAAGGTTCTTGTGTGGGTCGATAGTGACGACGACAGGGCGCGTATAGGTGTTGCGCATATTGGCGTAGATGTACAGGTTGCGGAACGTGGTCCACTCCATGTAATTCATCAACTGCTCATCCCTGTAGTTTGACCCCACGCTCGAACACCGGAAGCTGTCGCGCTTCCAGTTTCCGAACGTGGCCATGGTCAAACCGGCTTCCACCGGTGTATAGATTTGTTGCAGCGCAACGGTATTGAACTGAAACGGTTCCCGCAAAAACAGCCAGTCTTCCTTGCTCGTTTGGATATCATTCCATGCGGTTTGAATCCAAGTAACCATGCGTGCGTTTTCGCTGCCGGCAAGCTGCCCGGCAACGGTCGTCAACGGTGGTCCAGAGACGCCGCACTCAACGCGTAGCTGGTTGACTAGCTGTAGGAAATTCATGCGGGTTCAGCCAATACGTGGTTCAGCCATGCGCGGCCACGGGGGTTTTTGTCTTCCACCAAATCAAATGGATATGACAAGCCGTGACGGGCACGCATTTCGATTTGATCAGGAGCCGCTGGGTTGTGTACGTGCTGGCTGTAACGCGTCTCTTTCATGCGTGCCAGAATCTCTACATACTTTCTTTTTACGTCTGTCGGAACGCCACGGATGATTGGTTGATTCATGCCGTTGCAGTTTACGATGACGTGAGGCGATTGGTTTTCGTCAGTCGTCGCATGAACAAGAACAGTGACAACCTCGTTCATGAAAGATTCTTCTGCTGCCAACTCACGAAAATCTTTAACAGCCGCTACAGGTTCGATTGTCGGGGTATCGTCGTTAATCTCGATCCCTGTCATTTTATTTTTACTCATTTGCCATTCTCCTTACGTTGAAATACTAAAAAAGGAAGGCCACCGGAGTGGCCTTCCAAAGGGGTCCCTCGGAGAGAGGAGACGGCAACCTTACAGTGCTGCGCCCGGCATGACTGAGCAGTCAAAGTAGGTGTCAGTAACACCTGCTGCGCCCAGATCGGTGCTGCCCGGAGTGAAAGTGGTCGATGCATCAGTTACCACTTTGATCAGGCCAACCAGAGCCACGTTTGCTGTGGTCTGTGTAGGCACTGGGCAAGGGTCAGCAGCGGCAACAACAGGACCACGGGTGTTGCTGAGAGTGCCGCTGGTGTCGATCCAGACAGCGTACAGAGCTGCGCTGGAAGGAGGAACGGTGCCAGCAGTCGAAGTCATGGCGATGTTGTCGGTAGCGCCTTTGGACTTGAACACACCGTTGATGGTGTAAGCCAAAGTGTTGACGGTCTTGTAGGTGTTGGCGTTGGTGCCTTCTGCAAGACCTGCTGCGGT